TTCACGCTGGCCGAGCGCGAGCTGCTGCTGGTGGCCGGGATTTCCACCTGGTACGCGGACAGCACCGGTGCCGTGTATCTGGAGCGTGTAACGACGAGCCGCCGCACCGATCCGGGCACCGGTGCGCAAGATTTTACCTATTTCGACCTGCAATCGACCAAGGTGCCGACGCGCGTGCGATATGACTGGAACGAGTATATCTCCGAGGTCTATCCGCGCAATCTGCTGGCGCCGGACGGTTCGATCGCGGCGATCTACTCGCCGGATGTCGTCACGCCGCGCAGCCTGCTGGCGAGCTGGACCGGCCGCTCCGCGGTGTATGAGCAGAATGGCTGGATCCAGAACTCGGCCGTGACGGCAAAAGCGAGCACCTTCACGATCGACCCGTCCGACGGCAGCCGGGTGAATGCCCGCCAGCAAATCCAGATCATGGGCAACCTGATCGTGCTGGCCGGCTCGCTCGAATTCATCTCCAACAACTGAGGTCGCTATGTCCGGTTCAGTCGCGCAATCGCTTGGCATCGTCACGCTCATTTGGGGCGGGACGACGCTGAATGTCGACGCCAAGTCTTCGAGCTTCACCATTGGCGGCCTGGTGGCGAAACCGGTGATCGCCGGCCAGCAGGTGACCCAGGCGCAGGATTTTGTGGCGCCGATGGTGAAGGCGAGCTTCCCGCTCCTAAAGGGTATGTCGATTACCGGCCTGCGCGCGCTGAACGGCAGCGAGCTTCAGGTGCAGTGCGACACCGGCCAGACCTACACGGTCACCGGCGCGTTCATCGTCGGCGACCCGCAGGTGAAGGGTGGGCAGGGCAATAACGTCTCCATCAGCTGGTCAGGCCAGTCGGCGCGTGAGGTGGTGTCATGATCGAAGTGGAGGTGTTCGATGATCCGGATGCCAACGTGCCGCTGAATGAAAAGGCGGTGATCGAAGGCGATGTGATGCCGCACCATGAACTGCCTGACGATTTTCCGGCGGGTGCCGAGCTGCAGGATGATGGGAGCGTGATCTTGCGCCTGGCCTATCCGGCAACGCTGAAGTTTCGTGATAGTGCGGGGCATGTGACGGCCGAGACCTATCGCGAGCTGCACATGCAGCGGTTCAACGGCAAGCGGCTACGCGAGGTGCAGAGTGCCAGCGACGGCATGAAGGCAGCGCAGATGATCGCCTCCTCCACCGGGCTCAGCCTGGCGCGCGCCACGTTGGTGCATGACGCGATGGACGCCACCGACATCTCGGCGGTGCTGCGTGTCGGGCTTTTTTTTATCGCGCCTGGCCGGAAGACTGGCCGCTAATCCTCGCAGCACTCGCCCGGTTTTTCACGGGCTGTTCGCTGGCTGAGATCGAGGCGATGTCGCTCGACCAGGTTGTGTTCTGGATGAGTGCGGCCACGGCGTTAAACGAGCGCACGAGGAGGGACTGACATGGATGATCTGGTCGCCGAACTCACGCTCCGGCTCAATAACGAGATGGCCGGCGGCATCGACGAGATCGATGCCGAGTTCGGCGTGCTCGATTCGACCCTGCAGGGCCTGCGCGACGTGCTGGGCGAGCTCACCACCGCGCTCAATGACCTGAAGGCGCCGGTGGCACTGAGCGATGGGTTGAGCGCTGTCTCCGACCGCGCCGGCGATGCGACGGCCGCGGTGAGCGCGATCGGCGACGCGATCGACGCGGATGCGGCGAAGCTTAAAGCTCTGCAATCGCTGTGGCTGGATGGCGCCGGCACGTTTCTGCCGCCGACAGGCGATAATGACCCGACCAGGCCGGCCTTCATCCCGCCGGGATATCTGCCGCCTTCGGGTCCGCCCGAGCCTGGTGATCCTGAGCCGCGGCCGTCACCTGACCGCAACCATAGCGGCGCCGGCGGCGATGCGCTGACGGGTGGCCTGTTCGGCATCATCGAGCTCGCCACCGGGCGCGAGGCTGCAAATGAATATGCGGACTTTGTCAAAGTGCTTAATCAGACTGCCATTAAAGATGGTTTGAGCGGTGACCGCGCGCAGGCCGAAATAGAGCGGCTTACGAGCTCACTTGACGGGCTCGCAATCGATACCGGCGAATCAAGCCAACAGCTTGCCGAAGCGTATTATTGGCTGGTTACGACAGGCATGAATAAGGCGTTAATCGACAAGATGATGCCTTCCTTGGCCATGGACGCATCCGCTTACAATTTGACGCCGTTGGACGATGCGCAGAGCGTTTACACACTACAAGGCGTCATGGGTGTGCCCGCTGATCAAATGCCGAAGGCCCTGTCGATGCTTTCGGAAGCTGCACAGCTGGGGCATTTCTCCGTGGCTGATTTTGGGCATTACCTTCCTGTACTCGGCGCTCAGATGGCATTGTTAAAGGATGGTGGACTAAGCGGCGAAGCGCAGATCAGCGCCGCGCTTGAAGCGACGCGGAAAGATTCAGGTACCTCGGAAGATGATTTTACGAATTTGAGGGACCTGTTGAATTATATTACATCTCCCATAGCGAGCCGTTTTTTTGATCGGACGAAACGCTCTGAAGATTTGCTGGCGCCTGACACGAGGCACTTGTTCGACAAATACCATCTCAACGGAATCGATATTTCTAAGTTCCTCGACGACAAAGAGGACAAGGGTGAGGGTGCGTTCGATGCGATGATGGACCTGGTGGCCTATATCCACCAAAAATTGCCTTCTGACATCAGCGGTTCCGACGAAAAAATTCTATACGGCAGCCTTTTTCATAATGCTCAAGCCGGTTCAGCGGCGATCGGCATTGCCGAGAATTTCGGGCTCTTCAAGAGTCTTGAACAGCAGCTTAGTGATGTCTCACCTACAAAAGTGCAGACAGATTTTCAAACGAATTTTCAATCGCCAGCAGTTCAACTTAGTAAGACAGATGAAGAATTTACCCAGATGGTCCGCACGTTGGGCCAGGACCTCATCCCTGCGCTCACGGTCGCAGGCATTGGCGCCGATTGGTTTGCCAAGGGGCTGAACGCCATCGGCGATGCGTTCAATAGTATGATCGCCGGTCCGCTCGGCTCGGCGATCGGTGGTACGGCGGCAAACCTGGCGCATGATTTTCGCAATGGCCATAACAGCTATATCGGCAGCGATGACGGGCTCGGTTTGCTCGGCAAGTGGATCGGCATCCATGTCACCACCGATCCCGGCGCGACGGCGACGGTGACCAAGACGCCGCCAGGCGTGAACGTCAAGGTCAACCAGGGCACTGTGTTGAACACGCCCTGATGCAGATCCTCGACCTCTATTCCACGCTGCTGACGGCGCAGTTTTCGGGCATTCCGTTCAGCGTGATCGATACCAGCCAGGAGGTTGGCCGGCGGGTCATGCGCTTCGTCTATCCGGGCATCGATGACGCGAGCTACCAGGACCTCGGCGCGGATGACGGCGCCATCACCCTGCGCGGCATGCTGGTGGGGCAGGATTATCTGGCGCAGATGCGCAGCCTGATGGCGGCGTGCCGCACCGCCGGACCCTACACGCTCGTGCACCCGTGGCTCGGCAACCAGCAGGTCATTTTCGTGCCGGGCTCACGGCCGCGCTTCTCTCTGGTGTCGACCGAGCTGCTGATCTGCCGCTTCGAGATGCAGCTCTACCCGTACAACCCGCAGGCGCAGGCCGGGCAGGATACGCTGAGCCAACTGGAAACGCAGCTCGATGCGCTGACGGCGGACGCGAAGAACTGGATGACCAATGTGATGAGCCCGGCGGTAAACGTGCTGGGCGCCTTTGGCTACGTGCAGAGCTGGGTCACGAGTGTGGGGACCATCTTCAACCAGGTGATCGCCACCACGGGCTCGGCCGGGGAGATCGGCGCCGCGGCGGCGGCGGCGATATCGAACCTTGCGGTGCCGACCTCCGCGCCGAGCTCGACCTGGGCGGCGACGACGACGGCCGACGTGCTGGCGGTACCGGCGGCGATCGCCGGCGCGTGCTCGCCGAGCGTGCCGTCAGCCGTCGCACCCGGTGGGGCGACGACGGCCGCGGCGGCGGCCGACCCGACGGACACGATCAACACGCTGCTGGCGGCGGTGGCGCCGATCCTCTCCGGCGCCAGCGCCAATGCGCCAGGCCCGGCCCTGGCGGCGGCGCTGCAGGCCGTGGTCGTGGGCGCGGCGGTGCAGGCGGCCAGCAACATCAACTACACGAGCCAGCAGCAGGCGCAGGCCGAGGCGGCGATATTGTACGCGGCGATCGACGCGGCGGCGGTCTCGGCCGCCACAGCCGCGCAGTCTGATCCCGCAAACGCCGCGCCGGTGTGGCGGGATTTGACCGCGCTTAAGGGCGCCTTAGCGGCCGATTTGAACGCGCTGATCGGCCGCCTGCCGCCGGTGGTGACGCTGACGATACCAACCGTGATGCCGCTATGGGTGATCGCCCAATACATCTCCGGCGACGATCCGTCGCAGGTGCTGGCGACCTATCAGGACCTGATCACCCGCAACAATATTTTCCACCCGGCGCTCGTGCAGCCGGGCCCGTTGGAGGTGCTGAACGTATCATGAGCCAGAGCGCAGAAGAGCTGATTTACGGCCTGAGTAAGGAAGACATCAAACGCATCTGGGATGAGGGTTTCGCCGCGTATAACGATCCGGAGTGGACGATGAACCCTTATCGACACGCCGGGAATCACGCTGATCTCTGGCGCGCCGGATGGAAGTTCGCCGAGCAAAAGTCGCGAGCTGAGAAAAGCGCATGATCGTGGTTCGTGTCGAGTTGGTCTCAGCGATCAACGGCCGCGTCACAGAACTGGCGCGGATGCACATCGCCAATGACGGAGCCGGCACAGCGGCGCTCAGCAATTACGACGGTAAGACATTCATTGGTCGAAGCACCGAAGCGCTCGATCGCATGACAGTCTCCAGGCGCGGACGCATCGAGAACTGGCCCCGCCAGCGCTTCCACGTTTGGAACCTGGTGGCGCGGATGTTGAGCGAGATGGGCTACACGAAATGAGCGCCTGCAAGCATATGAATTTTGATGCGTCGGTAGGCGTAGCCCGATTAGAGGATACTGGCGGATTCATGGCTGAAATCCGCGTCCATTGTACCGAGTGCGGCAAGCCGTTTCAGTTCCTCGGACTCGAACCCGGCATCGACACAAGCGGCGCGCGGGTGAGCATCGACGGGCTTGAAGCAAACATCGCGATCTGTCCGCAGGGGGAGCGACCGAGCCCCTTGCAGAGCATGATGTTCGGCATCACACGTTTTGACGGTTAGTACATAAGATGAGTGCGCAGTGTTTAGATTGCAACAGCTACGCCATCAACCCCAGCAAACAATCGCGCGACAGCGATTTAACCCTATGTGACGTTTGCCATTGGCGTAAAAAACACGCATCTGCCGCCGACAGCATTGAGGCGCTTGAAGCGGCGCTAATTCAAATCCGCGATCAGCACATAGGCGATTGCCCGGCGGCCCTGACGCACTTGTCAGACGAAGAATGGGCGCGGCGGTGTCACGGGCATCTGCGGTCAATCGCGCGTAAAGCGCTGAAAGATGGTGAATGATATGAGCAACCAGATGACGGCCCGCGATGAGGTGCGAATTAAGCACAATCTTAATCGCCTTTTGGACTTTAAGGCCGATTGGGACCATTTTTCATGGCGTGCCGATTATGCTCGCAAGCAAGTGGCGCGTGCGGTCGCCGATCTGCGCTCAGCTGGCGGCATTGAGGAAGCTAATCGGATCGTAGGAGCGGATTTTAAGTGACGAACAACCCAATCACATCTCCCCAACCTAGGGAATTGGCGGATGCGCTGCGCGATCTGATAACCAAAATGAGGTATGCTGTGGAGAATGATTTGCCATTACCTGAACCGCCGGATTGGTTCCGAGCCTTAGTCCCTGATCACGCTTTTCCACCCGAGATGCGGCGGAACACACTATGAGCGCCCACGCGCCGATTACCACGCTAACCGAATGGGACGCCCTTGACGATGCTGAGGTCGTGGCCGGTTACATCGGAGCGGAAAAGGGCGACCCGGAACCAGGCGAAAATCATACCCGTTCCTATCACCATGGCTGGCGCACTCGCATGATGGACCTGGGCGAAATCCCTTGCCCGCTAGATCATGACAGGCTGATACGCGGTGTGATGGATCGAAACAGAATTGCCAGGGGCGAAAAGCCGCGCTGGTCGAAAGACATGAAGGCCACGATATGAGCAGCTCCGTCGCCACCGCTCCGAAGCAGACGCGGCGCCTGGCGCTCGCCGTCGCCGGCCAGGTGCTGACGCGCTGGACCTCGGTGAGCGTGTCGCGGAACCTGCGGGACATCGCCGGCAGCTTCACCGTGCAGTATCGCGATGCCGGGCGCGAGGCGCTGGCCTTCTCGCCGGACCTCGACTCCGGCCCGGCCTTCGCGGTGGTGAAGGCCGGGCAGGCCTGCACCGTCTCGCTCGATGGCACGATGGTGCTGAAAGGCTTCATCGACGAGGTGGACGTGAACTGGTCCGGCAACGCGCTCACCTGCACCATCAGCGGGCGGGATGCGACCGGCGACCTGGTGGATTGCGCGGCCTCGCCCAACGGCCCGGTGGAGTGGCGCAACCAAAGCCCGCTGCAGCTGGCGCAGATTTTCTGCGCGCCGTTTGGCATTACCGCGACGGCGGATGTCGATGTCGGCGGCGTGTTTCCAGTGTTCGCGATCGACCAGGACGAGATCGCGCTCTCCGCCATCGAGAAGGCCGCGCGCCAGGCGGCGTTGCTGGTCACTTCAAACGGTGTGGGCGGCCTGGTGCTGACGCGGGGCGGCAGCTCGCGCGCGCCGGCGCCGCTCACCCGGCCGGGCAACATTCTGGATGGCGGCATCAAATCGAGCTGGGCGCAGCGATTCTCCGACTATTACGTGAAGGGCCAGACAAACAAATCCGTCACGCGCGCGCATTCCGTGCCGCTCATCAGCAGCGTGACCAACCCGACGGATGGCGCGACATTCCCGGTGGAGACCAGCACCACCGCGACGACGACGGAGACCGTCAGCTCGATCATGACCGGCCACGCGATCGACCCGGAGGTGACGCGCTACAGGCCCACCGTGCGCACCGTGAAAACCCAGAGCGGCGCCGCGACCGTGACCGAGCAGGCCTACTGGGCGCTGCGCGTGGCGAAGGGCATGGCCGAGAGCCTGCAATATCGCGTGCTGGACTGGCGGGCGGGACCCGCGAACGCGCTCTGGCTGCCGAACGCGCTGAGTCATGTGACGGACCCGTTCGTCGGGATCGATAAGGACATGCTGATCTCTGGCGTGACCTACGGCTATGACGGCACGGGCGAATTCACCAGCCTCGAGCTCGCCGGCCGCACCGCGTTCGACCGCATCAACGAACCGGCCGATGACCCCCGCTATATCCAGACGCGCAAGCCCAAGAGCTTCGGCCCGACGAGGCAGGGATGATGCATGCGATCGGCAATGTGCGCGCCATGGTGGGCGTGGGCGTCGTGCAATCGATGTCCGACGCCGGCGGCGCGCAAACGGTGACGGTCGACACACCAGGCGGCATGCGCGCCGATATCGAGGTGATGCTGCCGTTCGGCTTCACCGCCATGCCGCCGCTCGATGGCGCGATCTGCCTGCTGTTTCAGGTGGGGGCTGACCCCAGCAACATCATGGCGCTGCCGATCAGCAACCCGAGCGCGCGCATGGGCGGCCTCAATCCTGGCGAGGCGGCTGTCTATGGCGGCGATGGCTCGCGCGTGCACATCCGCAACGGCGGCGTGGTCGAGATATGGGGCGGTGCTTCGGTGACGATCACCACCAAAGGCATGACCATAAACGCGCCCAGCGGCTTCACGATCAATGCCGCCGGCGGCTGCACGATCGACGCCGCCGGCGGCATCACGCTTGGCGGCAATGTGGCGATCGAGGGCAATCTGACGGTGACGGGCACGTATCCCGGCGATTGAGCGCCTCGATAGACTTGTCTAGCTGTCAGCACGTCGCGCGCGCGCGGATAGTTCCGCCATGGATATAGCGCTCGCCTACAACCCTGCGATACGCGGCTGCGACGTGGTGTTCAACGGCACCGATTTCGCACTCGACAGCACGCCGGCGAGTGCCATGCTGTTCAGCCTGCTCGCCAACCGGCGCGCGGCACCTGACGACAAGGTGTCGACGCAGGTGACGACGCCGCTGGCGCCGCAAAGCTTCACCGCGCGCGGTGGCTATCCCGGCGATGCGCTGGATCAAACCGGCCAGCTCGCCGGCAGCCGCTTGTGGCTGCTGCAGCGCGCGTTGGCCGATGAGCAGACCCGCATCGATGCGCAGAATTACGTGGCCGAAGCGCTGAGCTGGCTGGAGACTGTGCGTGGCCAGGCTGTACAGATTGCGGTGCGGTGGTTCGCGCCTGACATCCTGGCCTATCGTGCGATCGCGGGCGCCACCACGCTGCAGCTCAAGCAGGCCGTGGGCGGGTGAGCGCCAGCGCCGCCACGACCACCTGGCCGACCCCGGCGCCCGGCGATATCACCGGCCGCGCGGCGGCTCTCTTCACGCAGGCACTGCCGGGCATCGACGTCACGAACCCCAACCTGGTCGCGACCACCATCACCCGCATCGTCGAAATGGCGATGTACGATCTGTACTTCTATCAGGCCAACGTCGCCGTCGAGCTGATGCCGGACACGGCCGTGAAGAACCTCTATCGGTTCGGTCAGATTTACGGCGTGCCGCAGGATCAGCCGTCGGCCGCCGGCGGCAACGTGGTGGTGACCGGCACGCCGGGGCAGGCGGTGCCGAGCGCCATTACCTTCTCGGTCGGCGGCAGCTCGACGATCACCTACACCAGCACCGCCGGCGGCGAGATCGGCGGTGGCGGCACGTTGAGCGTGCCGGTGGTGTGCACGACGAACGGCTCGGCCGGCAACCTCGCCGCCGGCGCGGCGTTGACGGTGACGACGCCGCAATCAGGGCTGACCTCGCAAGCCGCGACGGTGGCGGCTGGCGGCATCACCGGCGGCACTGATCTTGAGAGCATTGCATCCTGGCGCGCGCGTATCCTGGCGCAAATCAGGCTGGAACCGGCCGGCGGCAGCGCAGCGGACTATGTGGCCTGGGCCAAGGCGGCGCTCTCAGGCGTCGCGCAAGCGGTCGTGGTCGACCAGAGTGCGGCCGGCAATGCGGTCTCGATCGTCATTGCCATGACGGGCCTGACCGTGCCGACGGCCGGCCAGGTGGCTGAGGTGCAGGCCTATATCAACAATCTGCGGCCTGTGACGGCATTGCCGACCGTGTTCGCCTGCAACCTGAACCCGATCAACGTCACGCTGACGCTGAACCCGGACACGCCCACGATCCGCGCGGCGGCTGCCGCGGCGCTGGCGCTGTCGTTCGAGCAGGACGCGACGATCGGCGGCACGACGTATCTCAGCCGGCTCAACAACGCGGTCAGCAGCTCCGACGGCGAATATAGCCACGAGCTGGTGGCGCCGGCGGCCGATGTCGCGGCGCCGAACGCCTTTGCGCTGAACACGCTCGGCACGGTGACGTTCGCATGAGCCGTAGCGCGGATACCGTGTTGGCGGAGCTGCTGGCGATCTCACCGCCAGGCGACGCCCTGCCGCGCGATCCGTCCTCGATGTGGGCGGCAATGCTCAAACCCTTGGCGGCCGAGATCGCGCGCTTCGAGAGCTATGCCGAGGAGATGCTGATCGAGGTCGACCCCAGCCAGGCGGTCTATCTTCTGACAGATTACGAGCGCGTGCTGGGGCCGGACCCTTACGGCCGCGACTCCACCACGCTCAGCCTCACCGATGAACGCGCGCTGACATTCAGCCGCTGGGTGGCCCGCATCGGCGTGCGGCCTGCGGACTTCATCGCCTTCGCGGCCACGTTCGGCATCACCATCACGATCCGCGAATTTGCGATTACCACGGTGCCGTTCACCGTCGATGCGGAACTCGTGAACACACCGGTACAGCATCAATGGGTCGTAAATTTGCCGGCCGCCGTGGTCGAAAATCTTACCGTACCGTTCACAGTCGATAGTCTGATTGACCAGTTCGCGCCGAGCCTGGTGCAGCCGGCGATTGCCGGCCGTGCGCCGGCGCAGACGACGCCCGTTTTTAATTATGCGACCTGAGGGGGCCAGAAGTGGACATTAATCGCGGTCTATACCCGGCGGCCAACGGCGGCCTGCAGTCGGCCAACCCCGCTGCAGGCATTGCCAACGGCAGCGAGGTCACATCGGCTTTGCTCGACGACATCTATTTTGAGCTGATCAACATCCTCACAGCTGTCGCCATAGCGCCTGCAACTGGCAATCCCACTCAGGTGCTGCAATCTCTCAAGCGCATTTTTGGCGGGTCTTATACGGCGGTCACGCAGGCTGGAGGATTGAGCTATGACCAGCTCGGCTTCGTCGAATTAATAGGATCGTACAGCTATACGACGGTTCTGCAGAACCCGCAGGGTGGCTATACGCCCTTGGTGATGGTGTTCAACAACAGCACCGTGACGATGCAGCTCGCGATCGCCGCAGGCCAGTTTGATGGGCCGGGTGGCACGGGCGCTCCGACGATGAATGTTGCCGCCGGGACGTTGATATTCATGCGCAGCGATGGCGCGAATTATATCGTGCAAGCGCAGTTTGCGCCGATCGCAGGCAATGCGGCCCAGGTCTTCAATGTGGGTCAAGCCAACGCCGCTACGGCGGCAGCACAATTTGACCAAGTCCCCGGTGGCTACGGTGTGACGCTCAACAACGTTCTCGCCAATCGCGCACTGAATACGGTTTACACGAACAGCAATGCGCGTGGCATTTTTGTCTTTGTGCAAGGGGTGTCGGCGGGAGCGGGATTTAATCTCGTCATCTTGGTAGACGGGCAACAGACCATGATCATCGGACAGACGTCGTCGGGCTCCGCTATGAGCGTCTTCGCTTTTGTTCCCGCGGGATCAACCTACGAGGTCACCGGACCAAATCTGGGTAACTGGCTGGAGATCGTTTGATGCAATATTTCCAGGATAGCGCGACGAAGAAGATTTATTCTTTCGAGAATGATGTTGTCGCGACCAAAACCGATGGCGTGTATAGCTTCAAAACCGCAAAGGGCGTCGCCCTGGCGGTGCCGTCGACGCTGCAGCTTACCGCCGTGCCAACCGCCCCTGCGCCTACGCTACGCCAACAGGCAGCTTCCCTGCTGGCCGCCGGGTTCACCATTACCAGCGTCGGCACGCCGGCGCTGAACGGCACTTACGCCTGCGATGCAGGCGCGCAGATGATCATCAACAACATGGCTTCGCAGATTAGCCGCACGGGCGGCTCGGCATTTCCGCTCGGCCTCGAAGTGCTGCCGTGGCCAGATATCACCGGCGAGGTGCATGATTTCCCCAGTGTCGCACTATGGCTCGATTTCGAGCAGGCGTTGATGAATTTCGTCACCGCCGCGAACATCGCGGTGATGACGAATACGGGTGCGCTTCCGGCCGCTTCGGCGACGATCGCGTGACCGAGTTTATCCACATCAAGCGCGGCGAAACGCTGACAGTTCCGCTCACCATCACCGCCGACGGCAGCGGCCTGGCGCTCACCGGCGACACGGTTATTTGCGAGGTCCGCGATGGCGAGCACGTCCTCGTCGCCTCGCCGAGCGTGACGGCAGGCGGCACGGTGGGCGATTACACGGTGACGGTGCTCGACACTTCAGCGTTCCCCGAAGGGCTGTTGCGGATGGATGTGCTGATCATCGAGGCCAATGGCGAGCGCACGATCGGCCAGACGATCGGCATCGAGGTCGAGCGCGCGATGGCCGAAACGATGCCCGAGCAAGCGCCCTATGACCCGGTGACGGACGGATGAGCGGCACGATCGCCGGCGGCATCGAGGTCGCGCTTGGCACCGTCGCCGCTCCGGATATCGAGATCGCGCTGGCGCCTGCATCCGGCACCATGTCCGGCACGCCGGTCTATCCGCTGGCGGCTTTGCCTGGCCAGGACTGGGTGCAGGAGACGGTGAGCGGCACGTCCACCTGGGTACGCCAGATTTCGCCGCTGACGCAGCGCAATCTCAGCCTGGAGTCGGGTTTCTCGCTGCTGCTGGAATCGGGCGGCAGATTGCTGTTGGAGCCATAGATGCAGGACCTACCGATCTCGGCGCTCACTGCCGTAGCGCCACAACCGCAAATGCTCGTGCCCGCCCTCGACCCTGCCGCAGGCTCTGGTCTGCAGAACATCGCGTTTACAGTCGCGGCGCTGATCGCGCTCGCCCAGCAGAATTTTTCGGGCGCTACGGTGCGAACTGGCGATGGCATTCCGCCGCCTTCGCTCGGCAATAACGGCGACGTTTATATCGATATCGCCGGTGACACTGCGACCCTCTACGGCCCGAAAGTCGGAGGCCAATGGCCGGAGAGCGGCGTCGACCTGATTGGGCCGGCGGGCGAAGATGGCGAACAAGGGCCTGCAGGCGCGCAAGGGCCAGCCGGGCCACAGGGGCCGCAAGGCATTCAGGGCGTCGCCGGCGCGCAAGGTCCGGCGGGTATGCAGGGGCCGGCCGGCCCGCAAGGTGCACAGGGTGAAGCGGGCGCCACGGGGCCGCGCGGTTTTACGGGACCTTCAGGCGAACAAGGTCCCGCCGGCGCGCAGGGTGAGCGTGGGCCGCAGGGCGTGGCGGGGCCGGCGGGTGAAACGGGCGCGCAAGGCCCCGCTGGCCCACAGGGCGAGCAAGGGCCGCAAGGTGAGGAGGGCCCAGCCGGCGAAGCCGGTGCGCAGGGCCCCACAGGCGCCCAGGGCGAGCGCGGCCAGACGGGTGAACAGGGCGCTGCCGGCCCCGCCGGCGCGCAAGGGCCTGCCGGCGCGCAAGGACCCGAAGGGCCAGCTGGACCGCAAGGAGCGTCTGGCCCGGCGGGTCCGCAAGGGGCGCATGGGAGCAACGGCGAGCAAGGTCCCGCTGGTCCGCAAGGGCCCGTCGGCGCGCCGGGAACGCCGGGGGCGCGGGGCGAACCTGGCGCGCAAGGTGCGACCGGTCCGCAAGGCCCGACCGGACCACAGGGCGAGACCGGCCCGCAAGGTGAGCAAGGTCCGGCCGGGCCGCAGGGTGCCCAGGGTCTCCCCAGCAATATTACCGCCTATGAGACGATCGCGCTTTTGACAGCCTCCGATCCGGGCGTTTTGACCGGTAGCTATGGCGTTTACATCCTTTGTGGCGCCACGCTGGGGGACGCGCTGGGCGGCCTTTTCATCCTCAACCCCGAGTCGACGGTCGATAATGTCACGGTCTATGCCGACGTCTCAGGAAACAAATGGCAGCGGTTTCTGCTCACCAGCCAGTATGTGACGCCGACGGGCTCGACTGAGCTGATCACCTTGGGAGACCTCGCGGAAATGATCATCAATCTCGGTGGCCCCGCCTTGCGTCAGGCGCTGGCGACAATGACGCCGCTCAGCGATTTTGAGATGCGGCGCTCAAACCAGATCATGCAGAATGTCTGGGAAGATACGCTGTCGACTTCCCAGGAAGAGACCTGGACCTCGACGGCGGCGTGGGAGCCGACGACGGCGTTTCAGATCTCCGGTGGCCGGATGTATTCGGTCGGCCAGACGTCGGGCGCTGGCGCCACGCGCACCGGCGCGACCATCAATCGCAATCAGACGGCGCGAATCCAGGCGATCGTGAATTTCGTGGGAGGCGACAGCCCTTCGGGGCTGTTTATCGGCGTTTCGACTGACGCTTCTGGTGCGGTGCCCGCTGCAGCCGCAGCGAATTTCTCTGGGCTTGTGATTTTGAACACAGGAGGTGTGGGTTTTTATACGGCAGGCGCGTCCGAGTCGACTTGCGTAGGCTCGCTCACCAACCCGATCGTCACCGGCACCTATTTCGTGACTGTCGAAATCGACGAAAATTATATCTCTTTGGCGCTTGTCAGCCCCGGAACGGGGACGATAGGCGAGCTGCGCGCCAACATGGTGCGCCCGAATGCGACGGTGATACCTTATCTGTTCAACTCCGATACGCGCGACCTGACGGGCTCATCTTTTGGCCTCTGGGCCATGAAGCTTGGACCGGCAAGTGGTCGCAAAGCTTTCGGCTTAGGCACGCAAGCCCGTACAGTAGTCGACACCATCGTGACTTCTGTCGCCGGCAACCCGGTGAGTGTGAAGGTAGAAACGCCCGTTGGCTATGACAGCCGCGTGCCATATCCGTGCATGCTGGGGTTTCACGGTCTTGGATCCAATGAGAACCTTTTTACAGATTTTGTTCAGCTCCAGCCGGTGACCGAAGCTTTTTTAGGAGCCGGATACATCGTCATCACGGCGTGCAACGACAACAACGAGAATACCTGGGGTATCCAGGGCGCCTATGACGCATACACGGCGGCGTACCAATATGCCCGAGACCACTTCAATCTCGGCCCGTGCGTGATTGTCGCCAATTCTATGGGGGGCATCGATAGCGAGGGTGTACTGGCGGAGCGGCGCATTCCGAATATCGTGGCCTGGATAGGTATCTCGCCAACCTACAACCTGACCAACAACTATATCTACGTCGCAGAGGGTACCGGTGCCAACGGCGATTTCACGTCGTCGATCGACCAGGCGTATGTCACCGAGGTCACCACCCTGGCACAAGCTGTGGAGGCGGGAGCGACAAGCTTCTTCTGCTTCTACGAGAGTTATTTTGATGGTGAAGTGCTGATGATCGACGCGCAGAACGGCACGGCGGGAATGGCTGAAAAGATCACGCTCACCAGCGCTGCGAGCGGTACCACGGCTCCTTACAGATACAGCTGTTCAGCCTTTCATAACGCTCACATCGTCGGCGCGCAGGTAAGCGATTTTCCTAACCGGATATTGGCCAACAACGATTATTCAAGTGTTTCGCCGAACGGCGTGGCCACGCATGATCCGTCAGGCCTGCCGGCGACGGCATTCCGCAATGTGCCGATGTTTATTTTCACGGCGACCGACGACGTGACTGTCTATCCGGAAGCCAACGGCTTCGCGCTTTATGAAGCCATGCAAGGGGTATCGACCGAGGTTTTGAAATATCCGGGATTGACTGGGGGCCATTCCTTCACGATGCCCGCCGATGCGCTGAATGCCATGATCAGGTTCGCCAATAAATACGCCGGCGCCTGAGATGGCGCCCCAACCATCCCCCTAGCGCGGGGGCTCAAGCGGGTACCAGCCGCTTAAGTCGCGAGACCTAGACCTCGCACCGAGTTAACGGCCCCGCACCTCCGGCCGGAGGCGTGGCCATTTGATGGGAATGGGCACATGGAGTCCACCCTCTATCCCACACCGCCGGCACGGCCGCCGGCGCCTTATCTTGGCGGTAAGAAGCTACTGGCCCGCCAAGTGATCGAGCGGCTGCGCGCCATCGAGCATGAATGTTATGTTGAGCCGTTCGTCGGCATGGGCGGCATCTTCCTGCGCCGCCCATTTAAGGTGAAGACCGAGGTGATCAATGACGCCAGCCGCGACGTCGCGACCCTCTTTCGGGTGCTACAGCGCCATTTTGTGCCTTTCATGGACATGCTGAAATGGCAGATCACCAGCCGCGCCGAGTTCGAGCGCCTGCGACTGGCCGAGCCCGATATTCTGACCGATCTCGAGCGAGCCGCCCGCTTTCTATACCTCCAGCGCACCGCCTTCGGCGGCAAGGTGAGCAACCGGAATTTCGGCGTCAGCATCGGCACAAGCGGCCGATTCGACGTGACCAAGCTTGCCTCGATGCTCGAAGACGTGCACGAGCGCCTCGCCGGCGTGGTGATCGAGTGCCTGCCGTTTGGCCGCCTGATTACCACATATGATCGCCCGACCACGCTGTTCTATCTTGACCCGCCTTATTGGGGAAACGAGAACGACTATGGCGCTAAAATGTTCCAACGGACAGATTTTGAAGCCATGGCGGCTCAGCTCGCCACGATCAAGGGCCGTTTCATCCTCTCCCTGAACCACAATCCGGGGGTGCGAGAGACTTTCTCCGCGTTTCGGATCGATGGGGTCGAAACCAGCTATTCGATCGGTGGTGGCGCCCATAAGCTGGTCGGCGAGGTGCTCATCACGGGCGCTTAAGGCCACGTAAAGCCGGCCGGAACGGTGTCTTAAATCCCCCGAAACGGGCCCGGATTTGCCGCACCACCCCCTCGCCCGTTAGATTTCACACGTCAGGAGTGTTAGCTAAACGCGCCGAAAATCAAATTTTCAAATTTTTGGTGTCGAAAACCAAAATTTTTGGCGTCGCGCTACACTTACAGAAAACAAATGGGGGTCTGGGGCCTCAGGCCCCAGCGGGGTCCAGGGGCAGAGCCCCTGGCCTTACTTACTTACTAACGGGCCCACGCCCCACCCCCACCCCCACCCGGCGGCAGGCGTTACGGAACTGGCTGTAGGTGAGCCCAAGGCTGGCGGCGGCGGCGCGTTGGTTGTGGCGGGCGCTGGCGAGGGCGTCAGTGAGGAGGCTGTGTTCGAGGGTGTTGAGTTGGGTGGCGTATGGGGTGGTGGGTGTTGGAGTTGGTGTTGATGTTGGCGGGGGTGGCGTTTCGGGGCCGAAGGGGTTGAGGGCGATCGTGGGGAGCGGCGTGCTGGGGCTGTGGCGGGCGAGGCTGCGCTCGACGGCATTGCGCAGTTCGCGGACGTTACCGGGCCAGGCGTGGGTGAGGAGTTGCTGGGTGGCTTGGGTCGAGAAGCCGGGGAAGAGCGGGCGCCCGAGTTCGGCGGCCATGCGGGTGGCGAAATGGGTGGCGAGCGGAATGATGTCTTCCGGGCGCTCGCGCAGGGAGGGCAGGCGGATGACGTCGAAGGTCAGCCGGTCCAGCAGGTCAGGGCGGAAGCCGGTGGCGCGCAGGTCCGCGTTGGTGGCGGCGATGATACGGACATTCGTTTTTATGGTCTCGTTCGAGCCTAGGCGTTCGAAGGTGCCGTATTCGATCATGCGGAGCAGGCGTTCCTGCAGCGTGTGAGGGGCGTTGCCGATCTCGTCGAGGAAGATGGTGCCGCCATCGGCGAGTTCGAAGCGCGAGGCGCGGCGGCGGGTGGCGCCGGTGAAGGCGCCTGGTTCGTAGCCGAACAGTTCGGCTTCCATGGTGGAATCGTTGAGCGCGCCGCAATTGAGGGTGAGAAAGGGCTTGTCCCAGCGCGGGGACAGAAATGCCAGGCGGTGGGCGATAAGCTCCTTGCCGGTGCCGCGCTCACCCCAGATCAGCA